GTGTCGTGAGATTGGGCAGGCTGCACTGCATTATAGCGAGAATATTAGTCAGGTTCTCGCCAGTGATGATCAGGAATGCACCGTATATCTGTTGCTCTGTCTGCACTGATACATTGCCAGAGGTGCCTGACGAGATGGAGTCGATATCTTCGTTAGATAGACCAGCACTCAACAATGCCAATATGAGTTCTTGCGTCATAGCATAGTTCTGACCTAGAGTAGATAGCAGGCTCGAAGGAAGACCGAATGTTTCGATCTTGGCGAGATCGATGACCTTTCCTTGGCTTATGAGATCATTTCCAAATGCTACGCTGCTCAAACACACTCCTGCGATATCAGCAGTGATGAGATCATTCATGTTGCTGTAGGCACCCTGCATGAAGGTGTCGGAGTTGTTCGCTGATAAGATCGTGCTATTCGAAGCACTGACGATACCTGTGCAGGTTATGAACGATGAACAGAACTCTTTATAGTCAGGCGTCGCCTGATCTACTGCTGTCCCATTCCAGTTAAACTCGTTCCATGCTTGCAATGCATGAAGCCTGATATATCCCCATTGTGTTACTGACTTATTTGGATTCGTAGTATCATACGGAAACCAAGATGCATCTTGTCCTTGATCAGTATTATTGTAACTTAAGGGATAGCCTGATGTTGCTGGACAAGGCATCGCAGGGGTCACGCCATGTTGTGTGGCTATGGCTACTGCAGTATCAGTCCAGACATTTGCAGGATCTGTCGGTAGATATGTAAGCGGCGGAGAGTTACCCAATGCTGGGATAGTATTCTTTCCGATAGAGATGAGATTATTGTAAGTAGCATCATCTAATACACCATAAGCAGCATTTATTGCTTGTGTGAGTTTGTTGAGAACTGTAGATGATACTAGGCTACCCGGAGTATAATCGCTGTTCGTCTTGCTCGCGCCCATATAACCAGCAGCAACTGCATTGATGAACAATCCAGTGTTGTTTAATACTGATCCTAAAAGATTGATCCCTAGAGGGCTCTGAACACCTGAGTTTGCCATGATATCTCGCTACTGAACAAATACGTTAGGACTGCCCTGTGTGATAGGGTGTCCACATGAGTTTCCTGAGCCAACTCGCAATACAGGAGAACCTTCGATAAAAACAGTAGGACTGCCGTTAGTCGTTTTAGCACTGGCATGGGGGCCGATGCCGTGAGGGGTGATCGGACTGACATGCAAGCCTGCTGGAAGACCATTTACAAACACTGTCTTGGCCCCCTTCACTATCTTGCCACCCCCGGAATCAGCATCCCCTACACGACTTATCTTTGGCATCCACTATCCTAATATGAGTTTTTTGGCTTCTGGTACTGTGAGACCAGTCGTCGCCTTGATGTAAGATGCTCTAATGCTAGCATCCGTCAATGCGCTGATCGTCACGTTATTAGTATTTATCCTTGTTTCAGCCTTCGGATCTGCGGTGAACATGCTGGGCACGAGGCCCAATCCTTGAGGACCGGGGGCGACTGATACTGGGTCATGAACGATGAGTTCATTGCCTTCTATTTGTAATACCTTAGCCACGAGTTCTTCACCTGAACTGAGCTTAAACGTATAAATCTCGTTGATCTTGTATTCCATCTGGTTTCCTTTATTATACCTGATTTAACTTTACTTTTAGATCGTCATATCCGCCCACATATTCATCATCGATAAAAATCTGCGGAACAGTCTTGGCATGGGGAACGGCTGCTAATAGGTCTTCCTTAGTATAGCCTTCACCGATCTTGCGCTCTTCGAACTCGATTCCTAATGCGACTAGGAGGTTCTTTGCAGATAAGCAATATCTACAGTTATCTTTACTCCAAACTACGGCTTTCATATTATCTTCCTCTGCTGTTATTCTTTGTGATCGTTGGCTTGCCGAAACCCTTAGGTTGCTTGAATCCTTGCTTGTCTTTCAGGATGTTCTTGTCGAACTTTGGCTTGTTCGGAATCGGCGGTTTCTTCTTATCATCGCTCATTAAGGTTCTCCTTATAGTTCTGGTAATGCTTCATAATCTAGCACATCGCTCATGATTCCGATAACATAGGAGGTGCTTTCGGATTCTTGTAGAGCAGTTTGTTTCTTGCTGGTATCCATGTGCTTGTTGAACCAAGGAATAGGGGTTGATTTGGGTGCTGGATTCCAATATTTCAGTCCGATGTCCTTTAGCGCACCAACCGCGACGAAATCGACAAAGTTTCTGAGGATGCTGGCATTGAGACCGATGACCGGACCCTTCTTAAACAGATAGTCTGCCCATTCCTTTTCTTCGTGAATAACATCTTCATAAATCTGTCTAACTTCTGCTTCGCAATCGATCTTTGCTTGTGCGAAGCGAGGATCTTCCTTCACTACCTGATTGATGATCCAAGCAGTCCATTCTTTGTGCAAGAGTTCATCTTGAAGGATCAGGCTAATGATGTTGCCATTGCCCATAAAAATCTTGTTCTCCACCATCGCGAGAGATGTAGCGAACGAGACCATGAAGCGGAAGGCTTCGAGAGCATAACTCGCGTGTAGTGCTAACCAGATAGCACGAATATGCTTATCTTCCTGCACATAGTTATTCACTTCTTTGATACAGTTTAGTTCGTGAAGGTCATCATAATACTTACCGATGCTGGAAGCCATATCGATGATCTCTTGTGTATCGTGAATAGAGTTAAATGCATCTTTGGGAACGTTGTAGATATTACGGATGATATGACTGTAACTACGACTGTGAATGTTTGTCTCGAAGAAGCCCCAGTTATACATAAGTGCTTCTAGTTCAGGAATAGAACACACAGGAGTAAAAACTTGAGTAGGACCTCGACCTTGAAGGCTGTCCAGTGCTGTCTGTCGTAGAAGATTGCTCGTAAAGATATGTCTTACTGTCTCACTAGCGTCCTTGAAATCTTGAGAATCCTTTGTGAGGGAGATTTCTTCCGGAACCCAGAAGAAGCCGCGAGCAGTTTGTTCGATCTTCTGCAACTTCTGATACTTGACTTCTTCGAAACGCTGGATAGTCACCGGTCCTGCTGGATCTAGAAACATCTTGCGAGACAAATAATCTGTCTTGGTGGTCAAGTTATATTGTGCTTTAGACATTTAATCTTCCAATCCTAATCCTGATAGTTCTCGTAGTCGTCTGATATTGAAATAACTTCTGGTTTCTGCTATTGATTTTTTTCTCTTTGCTAGAACAAACCTATCATCCCGGTGTTCTGTGCCTATATAATCATCTAAATCTGATGGGTCTGTTAGTTCTTCAAAGGAATGTCCGGGATTCTTGACATTATAAACTGATAAAACTGTATCTGGGTCATGCACTAACTTCTTCCATAAATCGATGCCATCATCACTTAATTGGCTATCGCTGAATAACAAAGAGTATGGTATGTGTTCTAGTATCTCTTGATATAGATCAGTCGCATAAGGAGGACTATTTCTATAGTTTGGATTTTTACCTACCAAATTGACTGCATATCCTTGTGTTCTTTTATCTAGTTCTACTGCAATAACTATATCATCAGATAGTTGATACCAAAAATAAACTATATTATTGCCTTCTAACTTAAATAAATTGTTAGATACCTTTTCTATCTGATGACCGTGTTGAATCCATTCTTCTATGTTTCTTCGCAATACATTAAAAGCATCACCCACATTACCTACCCGATCAGGCATCTCTGCTAACCAAGTCGTATTGAAAGATGTTCTGCTAGTTGTCATTATATTAGTAGTTCCCTGATGCTAATACGATACGGCAGATATGTTCTAGGCGTTCCACGTGTTCATATGCGCGCCATGGGCTGCTATCGACTGCGACAACACCATGGCCCTTTATACCAATGATATCATAGTCTATAAAGCCCTTGTCGTCAAGATTAAAGGACTTAAAACATTCATCAGCGAGTTGCTGGCTGATAGGAGGAACATCTCCTACATTGGGGCCTACATTCGTATATCGGCTTAGCTCGGGGAAGCTCTTTACAAGCTCGCCTAGTTCGATACCGGCGTGCATCGCTGCGACACAATAAGTAGGATGTAGATGAACAACGACACGAATATCATCAGACTGTTTTCCCATAGCCCGTTGTAGGCCAAAGTGAAGGGGCATCTCGCCGCTGGGTCTGAGGTTTTTACTGATATCGGTGTAGGGGAGTTCTACTGGGCCAGCATCAGTGACCCTGATCTTCTTAAACTGATCAGGCTGTAGCGTCTGCTTGCGGGTGCTGCTGGGGGTGATATAGAAATAGTCGTGACTATGATCGCGAACGCTCATATTTCCATCGCGGCTGGTGATCCAGTTACGGTCATAAGCATCTACCAATATCTCGCATAGTGTCTCTAACATTTTATTTGTTCTCGCTTTTATAGTTGTATATTACTTATGCACTAGATTGCTGCTCGCAAAGTAATCGCTTATTGCAGGGTTGGTTTGGGAATCTCTTTGACTTCGCTTCTGGATTCGAATATCATTCGCACGATTAGTTCATACTCTTCGGGGGACAACACAGTCTTATAGATAGTCAATGCCTGTGCTACCATTACACCCGCGATGGCTAGAGGAGAATAATGGTTTAATATGAACTGGTCAGATAACTCGAAATAGGCATCATATATCCTCTTCAAGTCCTCATCGCTGATATAGTCTGTCTTCATAGCTTGCAGCTTTCACAATCTTCTTCATCGTCGAAATCGATGGGCATCAGGGGCGCATCGTCTTCTACTTCTTTAGAACCCTGCTTATTTATCAGACTATAATAGAATGTCTTGAGACCCCAGAGATGTGCTTGCATAAGATTTTTAGCGATGAGTGTTGTAGGAACCTTGCGCTCTAGGAAGTGTGCTGGATTATAGAAAGTGTTAGTGCTGATAGACTGATCCACATAAGCAGCGAGAACCGCAGCCGTCTTTAGATATCCTGCACAATCGACCTGATTCCACATAAGTTGATATCTGTTCTTCAGTTTATGATACTCGGGAACCACTTGTATGAAGGAGCCTGCTTTGGATTCTTTCACAGAGATCAGAGACATCGGCATCTCAATTCCGTTGGTAGAATTGATAACAACACTGCTGCTTTCTACCGGTGCGATTGCCATAACAGTCGCGTTGCGAACACCATGCTCCTTCATCTTATTCCTGAGCATTTCCCAGTCCAGTTCAGGCGTGAAGTCAGTGAGATCATTCGAACCAGGTGCTCTCTTCTCCCAAGGAAAGATACCCTGACCATAGCGTGTCCGATCCGAATGCAAACAGGGGCCGCGTTCTTTCGCGAGTTCGACATTCGCTTCAGTGAGATAATAAGCCTGATGCTCCATCCAGGTCTTTATCTCGTGCAATGCATCGTGTTCGCCATAACGATAACTACGCTTGGCGTGCCAGTATGCGAGATTAGTTACGCCGATACCGATGGGGCGGATCTCATTATTAGACAAACGAGATTGTATAGACAAGAAATCTTGATAGTCTAGGATGTTGTTCAGGCTACGCAGCAGAATGCGGCAGGCTCTGCGCATATCTTCTGGATTGCGGAATGCTCCCCAGTTTATCGAACCCAGTGTGCAGAGAGCGATACGACCCTTATCGTCATCTAGGCGCTTGAACGGTGTTGTCGGAAGCAGGATCTCGCAGCAGAGATTGGATTGATAGATCGTATGATATTCAGGATCGAAGGGACCTTGGTTCATAACATTGTCGATGAATACAAGATAGATACGACCAGTATCAGTGCGCTCTTTGAGAATACCGCCCTTGAATACTTCCTCAGCACTCATAGTCTTCTTGCGAAGGTCTTTGCGCTTCTCATACTTTACATAGAGTTCTTCGAATAGAGCAGTATTCTTGTAGAATGCTTCATATAGATCAGGCACTTCATTTGGATCGAAGAAGGTGATATCTTCTCGGTTCTTGAACCTGCGCCAGAAGAATGCAGACAACACGACGCCATAATCCATATGACGCACTCGTGTCTCTTCCGTACCTTGATTGTTCTTGAGTACGATCATGTCATCAAACTGATGATGCCAGATAGGATAGAATACCGTCGCACTAGCATTTCGAATACCACCCTGCGAACAACTGCGTAGATCACCGAACCATTTCTTGAGGAAAGGAATCATACCAGTATGCATAATCTCTCCGCCGCGAATGGGCGAACCCAATGGACGAAGCCTGCCGATCTCTAGTCCAATACCAGCTCGCTTGCTAGCATATTTTGCCATCATCTCGCCTGATGCAAAGATGGAGTCGAGATCATCATCTGCTTTGATGAGGACGCAACTGCTGAACTGCTTTGTAGGGGTGCCGAGACCAGCGAGGACAGGTGTCGCTAGCGTGAATAGACCATCGCTGGCTGAGTTATAATACTCTTTGATGTATCGCATACGAGCATTGTTAGGCTCTTCTTTATGAAACACAGTCGCCGCGGCCACCATATACCTGATCTGGGGTGTCTCAAAGATCGCCTTAGTGGATCGGTTCTTTACGAGATACTTTTCGATGAGTTGTTCAATTGCTGCATATGAATAGGTCTCATCTTTAGCGTGATCGATCATCTCATTCATACGATTCCAATCATCTTCGCTATACCAAATCAGGAGTTCTGGCGTATAGAGTCCAGTCTCTACGTTTCGCTTCACGATCTCATACAGATGGGGAGGCTCATATTCACCATAGACATCTTTACGCAGCATAGATAGGCGTTGCTTACCAGCAACATACTGATAGTTAGTGTGTCCGATATCAGGGTGAGATTCCACATCGATCAGGTCAACGATTGCTCGCAGCGTGATCTCATCGATCTCTCGTGTAGTAATCCCGTCATAGAAGTGAGGACTCGCTTTGATCTCTATCATACTTTGACTGATGTCGGAGATACCGTGACAAATCTTGTCGATCTGTGCTTGCCATTTTTCCAATGCTAGGGGTTCTGCGTGTCCTGAACGTTTTACTACTTTGATCTTCATTTGCTCGTTTTCTTTATTAAAGGGTCGATGTTGATGTGCTTGATATTAGTGAATGATGTTAGATTTGTATTTACTACGGAGTCGGGCCATCCATTCAATACATATTTTGCGTCGTCTACCAATACTAATACCATATTCTCATAACTATCGTCTATTCCTTCAACAAAGTCAATGTTTTTTATACCCAATAATAGAAGTGTGTAGATCATACCCAGAGCCCTGCCATAGAGACAGAAATCGTTGTCATATAATAGATTCCAAGGGTCAGGCCAAGTGTCTATCTCATCTACGTGAAGATATCTAGCACGGAGGGGAACCTTTTGCCAGAACTTATCTACCTCCAAGCACACGGATTCTATGTCAGCATCTTTTAGGTCTTCTTTGAGCTGGTGCCAGGCCTTTAGGCGAGAATAAAAATCTAATAAGAAGATATTCATCATATTATACTTATTGTTCTGTAAACCGATGGATTTATTTGTGCAGTAATCCCGGTGATGTAAAACTAATTACATAAAATAATGATATCAGCATTTCCGCTGACAACAACATCAGTAGTTCTAGGACCGAAATACAAACCGGGTGTCGCAGTTTTTCCGTCTGCAGTGACTTCACCTGTTGCTACTGCAAATCCCCAACCTGCAGGTAGAGTATATTCTCCTGAAACTTTTACATAATCAGTCTGAAAGCCTTCATATGTGTCGCCCATAGCCTCGACACAAAGCCAAGATGAACCTTCAGGGCCCGCAGTATAAGTAGATGAAGTGATCTTATACTCGGGCGGATCGACCCGATATCCTAGATCCCATAGGGGTAGGTCAACACCGTCTTGTGTGCGAGTGCAGTATCCTTGAAATACAAAGGCTGATATAAATCTACTATTGACACGTTCATTAAAGGTAAAGGTTTCATTTGGATCTAGATAAACCATATTCACTTCATAAAGTTTATATTCTCTACAATAGTTTTTCATCACAACTCTTCCGCATTATGAGTGATTTCTATATAAACATTTATTGCTGGAATATCGATTATTTCTACCCACATTGTCGTCTTCCCTTATGCTGTCTTTATTACTACATATCCGCCAGCACCATTGCCGGCAATATCTGAACCAACTGTAACAGAACCGCGGCCACCGGGACCTACTGTAAATGTTAAAACAGTTCCTGCCGGTGAACCCGAAGGTGTCAATGTTATTCTAGAATAGCCGCCTCCGCCGCCGCCGGCACCACCGGAAAAAGTTTGGGTCTTGCCACCGGAGAGCCTAACTGATCCGCTGCCACCTGCACCCGGCACATTACCTGGATTACCAGAGACGCTAGATGATCCTGAACTTACTGAAGCACCCCCTATACCACCTGATGTATATGCATTGATTCCTGCTGCAGTATTTCCACCGGCGCCGCTTATACCAGATCCGCCGGCACCTACACCACCTGCATTTCCAGATGTATTTGTAGTTCCTCCGGATGCTGTTCCCCCTGCACCAACCGAGGTAGTCTGACCACCCAATCCACCACCGTTAGCAGTAAGGCTGACACCTGTACCACTAAATGTAGTAGCAGTTCCTGCAGTGCCGGCAGTGTTCGGTGTAAGTCCGGATCCTCCGCCGCCGCCCCCTCCCCATATTTCAACCACAGCAGTAGAGTAACCTGATGGAAGAGTGAAAGTGCCGTTGGCAGTATATGTGTATGTGCCCCCAATAAAACTAGGTTTACCGTGAAAGGAATTAAAATCGATAGCACCGGATGCTATACCAGCCAGTGTCCTGACATTAGTATCATTCATACTGACCTGTGTAGCAGCACCCTGACCTAATTGTAGGTTAACAGATTGACCTGTAACACTACCACCTAATGATATTGCACCAGAAGCATTGAGTGTCATTATTTCACCTTAGCTCTTAGTTCATCCACTTCTGCTTTTAGTTCTTTGATAGCTTCGATCAGTAGCGGAACTAACTTATCATAGTGTACTGTTTTATAGTTTTCACCTGATTTAGAATATTCAGTTCCATCTTCATTTTGTCCGATATCGAACGGAGCAGGAACAACAACTTCTGGAAGTACTGCTGCGATTTCTTGTGCGATGACACCTACTTGGAGTTTGTCGCTTTCATATCCGTATTTGGCAGCTTCCTCATTCGAACGATAATAGACACCTGAAATGTTAGTGACCTTTTCGAGAGCATTAGGAATCGCAGTGATATCTTTCTTCAAACGTTTATCAGAATAATAAGCAGTGATGTTGTTAGTTGCTCTGATTTCACCTGTTGTAGTAGATCCTGCTGTACCAACACCCAATGAGTTAAACTGAACGTTCGAGCCAGTACCAACTGCCTGACCGATGCTGAATGTGACTGCACCAGTTGATCCGCTGACTGAAACACCGGTTCCAGCAGCAGCAGAAGTCACAGCAGATGTTAGATAACTTGCTGCAGCGACCCCGCCCAGATAACTTGCATTGTTTGCTGTTGGTGTTGAACCTGCACTTGTTGCATAGTTGACCGAGAAGTTAGATGGGTTATAAACATACATATTTGAACCATCACTACCTCCCCACAACCAAGGTGGCTGACCTGATTGACCAGACCAGTTAAATGTCATCGCAGTACCAGATCCACCGCCAGCAGCTAGAGTAGATGCTTTTGTAGCTAGAGTAGCTGCACCTGCGGTCAAGCTAGCTGCAGTACCGGTTAGTCCGGCACCTGAACCACTAAATTGTGTAGATGCTGTAATGACCGGAGAAGATATGTTGGCACTAACGCTAAAATTAGTACCACCGGTAAGTTGGAAGTTTGTACCATCGAAGTATAGATATTTGGTGCCATCTACGAAATAATAGACTCCGGTTGTTCCCGATGATCTTCTAGCAGTGAAATCTCCGGCTGATGAAACCGCTGATCCGCCTGCGAATGAAACACTACTACTGAAGGCGCCCGTTGTAGCAGATACTGTACCACCTGATTGATTTGTTGCGGTAGTTGCTGAACCAGCAGAACCTGAAATACTTCCTGATGAAGTGATATAACCCTGACTAGTGACATATGACTGCGTAGCATAGCTTCCTGCTGCAACACCACCAAGATAACTTGCATTGTTTGCTGTTGGAACTGTGCCAGTTACGTTTGCACCAGCTACTGCGTTTGCTGTTGTTGCATAAGCGACCGCACCTGTTACGTTTGCACCAGCTACTGCGTTTGCAGTTGTCGCATAAGCGACGGGGCCACTAACATTCGCACCAGCAACTGAGTTCGCTGTTGTTGCATAAGCGACCGCACCTGTTACGTTTGCACCAGCAAGACCAGTCAATGCCTGACCATTACCGATGATATTACCAACACGTAGATTGCCTAATGTGTTGATGGTTGCTACGTTGTTTGTCAATGTAACGTTGCTTGCTACGGTGAACTCAGCATTAGCAGTCTTCCAACCCATAAAGCCTACTACAGGAGCAGTAGTATAATAGTTTAATGAAGTACCAACATCATATCCTGAGTTAGATGCTAGCGGAGCACCATTCACACCAGTCTGTAGGTCGATTACTGGATCCTGTACTGCAAGATTAGTTGTATTGATATAGATTAGGTTTCCTGTAACCGTCAAGTTACCAGTGATAACTGCGTTACCTGAAGTCAAGTTACCGGTCACTGCGAGTGATGTTAGAGTACCAACTGAAGTGATATTTGGTTGTGCGTTAGTATAGACGGTGCCTGCTACTGTTGCGTTACCTACTTGACCAGTTACGTTTGCACCCGGGATAGATGTGAGTCCAGTTGCTGCACCATAATGAGTACCAGTGATGTTAGCGCCATTGATATTGCCTGATGCGTTGACTGTGCCGTTACCGAAGACGGTATTAGCAGTCGCATTACCGACAGTCAAGTTAGCGAGTGTACCAACTGAAGTGATGTTTGGCTGTGCGTTAGTATAGACCGTACCAGCAACCAATGCGTTGCCTACTTGACCTGATACGTTTGCACCTGCAACTGCATTCGCTGTTGTCGCATAAGCCACCGCACCAGTTACGTTAGCCCCTGCAACTGCGTTTGCTGTACCTGCTGTTACTGCATAAGTTGCATTAGCAACAGTACCAGTTACGTTTGCACCAGCAACTGAGTTTGCTGTACCTGCAGTAGTTGCATACGTTGCGTTAGCAACAGTGCCGGTTACGTTAGCGCCGGCAACTGAGTTGGCAGTAGTTGCATAAGCAACTGCACCTGATACATTGCCGCCAGCAACTGAATTGGCAGTAGTTGCATAAGCAACTGCACCTGTTACGTTTGCACCGGCAACTGCGTTTGCAGACGACGCAACACCTGAATATGCTGAGTAGTTTGCATTAGCAACTGTGCCAGTTACATTAGCACCAGTGATGCTTGATAGGGCAGAACCATTACCGCTCACATTTGTAAAGACACCATTTGTTGCACCAATGTTACCTACGTTCGCATTACCACTAGCATTTAATGTACCCGTGATATTTGCGCCTGTACCAGTGATAACAAGAGAAGTGTTACCATTTGCTGCAATATTGACATTGCCATTGGATACTGGGATAGTTACTGATGAAGTTCCATTAGCGATGCTAGAAGCAGAGAGATTGCCGGTGATCGCTAGGTTAGCAACAGTGAGATTACCTGGAATATTAACCGAAGTAGCATTGGCACTTATAGTCTGCGGCCCGAGGTAGATAGTGTTGCCTGATAGATAGATTGACTTGAACCTATTTGTAGCATTACCTAAGTTGTAGGTGCCATCTGCACTAGGTGTGATGTCTCCGCTAACCTGTAGGCTAGTCAATGTACCAACTGATGTGATATTGGGTTGTGCATTAGTATATACAGTACCAGCAACTGTAGCATTGCCAACTTGACCAGTTACGTTAGCACCTGATACTGATACTGGACGAACGCTGGTGAATATCTTACCGTTTGCTGGATTGCTGTAAGTCACAAATCCGATCCGAACGATAACATTGCTTGAACCGTTATTGATGACAGGAGGAGTATTGGTGAATGCGCCTGCGGTGGTTGCACTGAGATATAGTGTGTCACCGTCAGTGTATCCGCTTGTATTGAGATTGGTTACAGCACCGAGGATAGTAATATAACCGTTGCTATTATTAGTAATATCGAACTGTGTGACACCGATGGCTTGTGAAGTCGTGCTACCAGTTGCTTGTGCTAGGGCAATTTTAGGTTGCTGGCTGTGACCGCCGCTGATGTAGCAAACGCTTCCTGCAGGAATAGTAGCACCGCTCTGGTTATAAACAAGAATACTGACTTCCTGACCGATATTGATTATTGAGTTTGCAACACTATTATAATAGTTTAAGCTATCATTGACCGAATCATACCATACTAGACCTTGCTGATATGCTGGATTAGTAGATAGAGGGGTGAATAATGCTCCACTGTTGAGATTGATATTACCAGCAGTGATGTTGCCAGTACCAGTGATCTGACCGCCGTCGAAGCCTAAGTTACCTACGTTCGCATTAGCAGTTATGCTTAGGTTACCAGCAGTGATGTTGCCAGTACCAATAATCTGGCCGCCGTCGAAGCCCAAGTTGCCAACGTTTGCATTGCCTGATGCTACGATTGTACCATTGCCAAACACTGTATTAGCAGTCGCATTACCGACAGTGAGTGTTGTTAGTCTGCCCACTGATGTAATGTTAGGCTGTGCTGCTGTATAGACGGTACCAGACACGAGTGCATTACCAACTTGACCAGCAACATTAGCACCCTGAATGTTGCTTATGTTATTACCGCTACCGATGAAGTAGTTAGACCTTACTGTGTTACCTAGATTTGCGCTACCTGCCTTGATGTTGCCGAATGTATTGATAGTCGCAACATTGTTGTCGATGCTGACATTGCTACCGAACTGGAACTCGCCGTTCGCATTCTTCCATCCCATAAATGCTGTCACAGGAGTTGTAGTATAGTAATCCAACACAGTACCGCGATCATATCCGTCATTTGTAGTCAATGCATTGCCATTAGCGCCGCCGCCTAATGTGATGACTGGGGATTCGATGTAAATATTGTTAGAGTTGATATAATCTACGTTGCCAGTGACAGTTAGATTACCGGTTATCGTCGTATCACCGGCCACAACTAATCCAGTCAGTGTACCCACTGACGTGATGTTTGGCTGTGCATTCGTATAGACAGTACCTGCTTTTAATGCATTACCAACTTGACCACTGACATTTGCGCCAGCGACATTGTTAGCGACATTCGCATAAGGCACTTGACCGAATACGTTAGCACCTGCAACCGTATTTGCTGAGCTTGCTGTACCAGAATATGAAGCAAAGTTAGCATTTGCTACAGTACCGGTTACATTAGCACCTGCTACCGAGTTCGCAGTGCCTGCTGTTACTGCATACGTTGCATTAGCTACAGTACCACTTACATTTGCACCATCTACTGAATTTGATGTGCCTGCTGTTACTGCATAAGTCGCATTAGCAACCGTACCAGTTACGTTTGCACCTGCTACTGAGTTCGCAGTGCCTGCTGTTACGGCATTTGTCGCATTTGCTACAGTACCTGTTACATTTGCACCAGCGATTGCTGCTAAGTTACTGCCATTACCGATAAAATAGTTAGCAGTTACAACATTAGCACCAGAGATATTGCCACCTGATCCACCGCCGAGGCTTAGATTTCCAGTAGCATTCATCGTACCTGCTACATTTACGCCGGTGCCAGTGACTGTAAAAATACCTGCATTACCTGCTGCTGATATAGTTACGTTAGCACTAGATGTGATTGCGATATTACTATTACCATTAGCGATACCAGGAGCTTGGATCTGTGCGACACCGTTGATCTCTAGTATACCATTTTCAACCGTTATTGCTGCAGTAGCATTAGATGCTGTGTTACTATCAGTGATGAAGAGAGTGCCGGGTCCTAACCAGATATTAGACCAACGATTAGTGCTGTTTCCTAGATAGTATGTATTATCTGTGCTCGGGATAACGTTTCCTGTTGACACAGTACCATTAGCAGTGATATTTCCTGCCGCAACATTACCAGTAGTTGAGATAGTATTGCTACCAAAGTTTGCTAAGAATGTAGCTACGTTGCTGTCGTTGTAGCTTACAGGGACTGCTGCAAAGTTACCGTTACCATATAGTACATTGCTTGTATTGCCGTCTGCACCGATAAGATTTGAACCAGTGAGATTTGATAGATTGCTACCATCACCTACGAAGTAGTTTGCACTGATTACGTTTGCACCGGTGAGATTACCACCAGTACCACTACCAGTCAATACGTTACCAGAGATGTTTGCATTTCCACCGATAACTGCATCACTTGCTGTAGTGACTGAATCCAGTGTACCTACTGAAGTGATGTTTGGTTGTGCATTTACAGTGACATTGCCTGCATAGTTTGCGAAGTTTGCTGTATTGGATGTTGTGATATTTGTGAGATTGCCACCATCACCTACGAAATAGTTAGCAGTGATGACATTAGCACCTGATAGATTACCGCCCATACCATTACCAGTCAATACGTTACCAGAGATGTTTGCATTTCCACCGATAACTGCATCACCTGCTGTAGTTACTGAATCCAATGTACCTACTGAAGTGATGTTTGGTTGTGCGTTTGTATATACAGTACCTGCAATGTTGGCGTTTGCTACTTGACCGGTAACGTTAGTACCAGTGAGATTTGCGAGATTACTGCCGTCACCTGAGAAATAATTTGCAGTGATATTGTTTGCGCCGGTAAGATTACTACTTAAAACTAGATTACCATTGATGTTGGCTGAACCACTTATAGTTACATTAGGTACAGTCAATAGACCCGTTGTACTATTGAAGGTGAATCCTGCAACACCGGCAAATTCACCTATATTATTAAACTGAACATATGTGTTTAGCCCGCCCGGCGCGCCTGTGCCGCCGCCTGCAGCAGCCCAAGATAGATTACCTGCTCCATCTGTTTGTAGATAAAAGCCAGGCTCACCGCCCGTGATCGTGATATTAGCTTCTGAACCTAGATTAGTATTACCGGATACAGTCAAAGATGTTAAAGTACCTACGGACGTAATATTTGGTTGAGAATTTACAGACACTGTGCCTGCATAAGTTGCTGAGTTTGCCGATCCTGCAGTCAATGCGGACCCTGCACTCGAAGCGTATGAAGCGTTAGCAACGATTCCAGTAACATTAGAACCTTTGATATTAGAGATGTTGCTACCATCTCCCGTTACATAATTGGCGGTAATCGAATACACGTTGGAGATATTTCCCCCTTGATTACTCGTGCCTAATGTTAAGTTTCCTTTGATTGTGGCGTTTCCGCCTACTGAGATGTCTTCTGTGACATTTGCGGAGTCAACTTCGATACTTCCGTTGGCTGCGTCTAAAATGATATTACCGGCTTGGACACCGGTTTTCGCGTTAAAATATTTTGTTGTCACAGTTCCATTTTCCCTGTTGATGATTAGATTGTGAAGTCAGCTGGGGGTGACCGTTAAGCCACCCCCAACCTTCTTTATTTTATTTATGCTTGTACGTAAGTCGCTACTAGATTGACGCTTGCAGTTGAAGCAACTGAAGAGTTTGCAGTAGCAGTCAAGTTCACGTTACCAGCTGAAACAGTTGCAGTCAAGTCGATGAGATCAATCGTACCATCAGTGATTGAAGCATAGACTGTCATGAATGCATCTGAGCCGTTCTGTACTACAAGAGCTTCTACTGACTGATAGCCATTGGCACTTGAAGCACTGATGACATACTTAGCAGTTCTGTAGCTTGCTGCTGGGAAGGTGTCAATTACGACGCCTGTAGTAGTTACATTAGTATTAGCACGAGTTGAAGTTGTAGCAACTGCGACTCCTACGTAATTAGCTGTAGCAACATTACCTAGATTTGCATTATCTGCAACGAGGTTACCAGTAGCACCTGTGTTTGCAATAGTCAAGCTAGTTAGAGTACCAACGCTTGTGATATTGCTTTGTGCATTCTGAGTTACATAACCAGCTAGATTTGCATTTGCAACGTTACCAGTTACGTTAGCACCAGTGATGCTTGCAAGATTTGCACCTGAAACACCTGCTGTGAAGTTTGCATTCCAGCTACCTGAAGTAATAGTACCAACAGTTACGAGATTTGCTGCACTAGTGATATTGCCCTGAGTTGCCTGAGTGACATAACCTGCTAGATTTGCATTTGCAACGTTACCAGTTACATTTGCACCAGTGAGATTTGCAAGATTGCTACCATCACCTACGAAGTAGTTTGCAGTGATTACGTTAGCACCAGAAACGTTACCACCAGTACCTGTACCAACTGCGATGTTACCTGCAGTTAGATTACCAATGATATTTGCGTTACCTGCTGCTAGGTTACCAACTACAGTCAATGCAGTTAGATTACCAACTGAAGTGATGTTTGACTGTGCATTCTGAGTTACATAACCAGCTAGATTTGCATTAGCAACATTACCAGTTACATTTGCACCAGTGATGTTTGCGATATTAGCACCTTCACCAGTTAGAACTGATGATGAGTTACCGATATTGCCTGCATAGACATTACCTGAAGTTGTTGTTCCAGTTACTGCGAGAGAAACTAGAGTACCAACTGAAGTGATGTTTGACTGTGCATTCTGAGTTACATAACCAGCTAGATTTGCGTTAGCAACGTTACCAGTTACGTTAGCACCAGTGATGTTTGAGAGAACGCCTGCATCTAGACCTGTATTGAAGTTTGCACTCCAAGTACCAGTTGCAATGTTACCAACAGTAGTCAAGCTTGAAGTTACGATGCTTGAAGCAAGCACAGTACCAGTCAAGTTTGCAGCATTTGCAGTGATATGAGTGTTAGAAGCAGCAGTTAGCTGTCCCTGACCATTCACAGTGAATGTTGCTACTTGGTCACCGTCACCGTATGAACCAGCTGTTACTGAAGTGTTGCTGATGCTGAACTGAGTACCAGTTAGTGTCAAGCCAGTGCCTGCAGTATAAGTACCAGCACCAGAGAACTGAGTGAAGGTGATTGCAGTTGTACCGACTGTTACAGGAGGAGTAGATGTACATACATAGCCTGCGCCTGCATTTACAGAACCAGCTTCAACGAATGTATAAGCACCTGGAATCTGTGCTGATGCATCGAAGTCAGCAGCACGAGTTAGTACGTATGCTGCACCCGCAGAACCTGCAACTGAAACAACATAGATACCGTTATAAGCAGCATTTGAACTTGTTTCGTTCTTGATTAGAACGCGCTCACCTACTGCTACTGCGCTACCATCGAGTGTTAGTGCACCGTTAGCAGTACCAGTTAGAGTTGCGCCAACGCCTGATGTACCATTGTTGTAAGTATATGCTGGTAGAGCAGTAGTTGTTGCGTATACAACTGATTCCTTAGGGCTGAGACCCTGAACAAGAGTATCTACGTAGTTCTTTGTAGCTGCGTCTTGTGCGCTTGATGGATCCTTAACATTAGTTACATAAGCATTGCTTGCATTGACGTTACCTGTACCATTTGGTGCAAGTACTACGTCTGCGTTTGCTGTAGTAGAGATAGTGATGCTACCTGATACTGAAGAAACAGCATTTGATAGTACAGTTGAGTTTGCTTGAATGTTTGCATTTGCAAATACATTGCCAGCTACAACATTACCACTTACGTTTGCAAAGTTTGCGAGCATTAGATTGCCGAGATTTGCATTGTCTGCGATGATGTTACCTGCACCTGAGTTTGCAACAGTCAAGCTAGTTAGAGTACCAACTGAAGTGATGTTGCCTTGTGCGTTGCCTGTTACGTGAGTTGCTAGAGCAACTTCGCTGACATTAGCACCATTGATGTTTGCAAGAGCATTTGCATCTAGACCTGCAGTGAATGCGCTATCCCATGTACCTGAAGTA